CGCTAAAGTAGGTATTGAAAAAGGCCCTAAACATACAGGTTCTAAAGGCGGTAAAAAGAACATTGATATGAAAACTATGGGTCGTGGTTTAGCTAAAGTTGCAGCACAGAAAAAGGGATAATAATCATGGCAGAATATAAACAACCAGTAATTGTTCCCAATGCGGACATTCATTACAGTCAAGATCCTAATAAATTAAAGTCTCAACAAATGGGTCATGGCACAGGTACACCTCGTGTAAGCGCTGGTGATCCAGGTCGCAACGATGTTAAAACTGACGGTATTACAATCCGTGGTTGCGGTGCAGCAACTAAAGGTACTAAAGCTAGAGGCCCAATGGCGTAATAAATGAATTATAGTCAGCTCGTAGCACAGATACAGGATTACACGGAAAATCAGTTTACTACTACTGTAGTAAATACCTTTATCCAACAAGCAGAACAACGTATTTATAATACGGTGCAATTACCTGCACTCCGTAAAAATGTAACGGGTACTACTACAGCTGGCAATAAGTACTTAGGTATGCCAAGTGATTGGTTAGCCACATTTAGTATGGCGGTGATCAATAGTAATAACGAATATACATACTTGTTAAATAAAGACGTAAACTTTATTCGTGCAGCGTTTCCTGATACAGATAGTACTTTTTATGGAACTCCTGAATACTACGCAGTGTTTGATCAGAATACATTTATATTAGGCCCAACACCTGATGCTACTTATACTATGGAGCTACATTATTTTTACTACCCTACATCTATTGTTACTGCAGGCAATACATGGTTAGGGGATAATTTTGATTCTACTCTACTCTATGGATCTTTACTTGAAGCCTATACTTATATGAAGGGCGAAAAAGATGTACTAGATAATTACAGAGTAAGATATGATGAAGCTATGTTATTATTGAAACAACTTGGTGATGGAAAAGATAGGCAAGATGCTTATCGTTCGGGTCAAGTTAGATACCCAGTTAGATAAAGGATAATAAATGTTAGACAAATCAAATGGTGTGCTTTTAGAAGGCGATGTAAAAGTGTATACTACGCAATATAGAGGTTTTACACCAGAAGAAATTGCAGAACAAGCAATTGGAAAAATTATGTATGTAGGCAAAGATTCACATCCTGCAATTAGAGATCAAGCTGAAGCGTTCAAAGGTTATATTTATGAAGTTTTAGTAGGAGCTATAAAGCAAGGTATTGAGTCTAATCATACGACTTTAGCAAATCGTCTTCGTGACGCAGGGCATTCAGAACTTATAAAAATATTGGAGGATTAATAATGGCTATTTCACAAGCAATGTGCACGAGCTTTAAGGTAGATATACTGAACGGCATTCATGCATTTGGAACTACAGTTACTCGCGCGACTACCGCAGCAGATACTTTTAAAATTGCATTGTATACATCAAGTGCAACTTTAGGGGCTACTACAACTGCGTATTCAACATCAAACGAAGTTGCTACCGGTGGGGGATATACAGCGGGCGGTAATACGCTTTCCGTATCTCAAGTACCTACTTCAACTTCTACAACAGCCTTCTTAAGTTTTAGTAATTCAACTTGGGCAGGTTCTACAATCACTGCAAACGGTGCGTTAATATATAACAGTACTCAGGCGAGTAAAGCGGTTGCTGTATTAGCATTTGGTGGAGATAAGTCTTCAACTTCTGGCGATTTTACGATTGTATTCCCAGCAGCTGACGCTTCAAACGCAATTATTCGTATAGCTTAATAGGAGCTTATTATGGCTCTTGTGCTAAAAGACAGGGTTAAAGAGGTAACCACAACGGTTGGCACTGGAAGCATTGCTTTAGGCGGTGCTACAGCGGGTTATCAACCATTTTCTACTATCGGCAACGGTAATACGTGCTATTACACTATTTCTAATTCTGGACCGGATTGGGAAGTAGGTATTGGTACATACACATCTTCAGGCAATACCTTAAGTCGTGACACTATTCTATCGTCCTCCAACGGTGGAAGTATTGTTACATTACCTTCTGGTCAAAAAGATATATACCTTGTCTATCCTGCGGAAAAAGCAATTTATGAAGAAGCTAATGGCGACGTTATTATTAAGCCAGGGGTCCTTACAGTTCAAGGTCCTGGTGTAACTTCTTATACTACTTTAACTAATAGTGTTGCTCAAGTCTTTGCTAATCAAAATGATTACGCACAAATTAACGTACAAAACCAAAACAGTGGGGCTTCTGCATCTGGTGACTATGTAGCTACTGCAGATAATGGTACAGCCACTACTAAATTTATTAGTATGGGTATCAATAGTTCTGGCTTTTCAGACGCTGGATTTACTATTGTGGGCGCTTATGGTGGATATTTATATGGGCATGATGGCGACTTAGCTGTTGGTACTGCTACAGCTAACAATATTAAATTCTTTACTGGTGATACACTCGCTGCAAATGAAAAAGCTAGAATCGTAGACTCTACAGGTAATTTTTTAATTGGTACTACGTCTGATACTGGGTACAAATTAAATGTAAACGGCTCTGCTTATATTGATGGTGCGGCTACATTTGGCTCTACTGTTTTATTAGATGCTGACCCTACACTAGCGTTACAAGCGGCTACAAAACAATATGTTGACCAACAAACTACTGCAGCATTAAATATTCATACGCCAGCACGAGTTCATACAACTACTAATTTAAATGCTACTTATACTCAAGGCGGTACTACATTTGATATTACAACAATTACAAGTAATAAGATTTTAACTACAAGCGTCAATCACGGATTATCTGTAAATGATGTTATTTGGTTATTTAGTACAGCCGGTAATGGATTAGTTATTAACTATCCGTATTTTGTTTTTTCAACCCCAGCATTAAATCAAATAACAATAAGTTTACTCTATGATGGTGCTGAGCTTACAACATTAACTAATGCAACAGGCCTTACTTACGCAACAAGAGCAAATGCTGGTGTCGGAGCTACATTAACTAATGCAGGCACAAACGCGGCGCTAGTTATAGACACTAAAACGCTTAATGTAAATGATAGGGTGTTAGTAAATAATCAAACAACACAATTGCAAAATGGTGTTTACACAGTTACAACTGTAGGCGCTCCCGATTCTCCAGGTCCAGGTGTTGCATGGGTATTAACTAGAGCAACTGATGTAGATACATATATACCTGCTGATACTAATGGTATGAGTGGAGGAGACTATGTTTACATTCAAGAAGGTGCGCAAGGCGCGGGTGACTCTTTTGTAAATACTAATGTCGGTAGCATAGCAATTGGGTATTCGGACATAACATACACTCAGTTTTCTGGTGCTATTACTTATGTTGGCGGTACAAACATTGATGTTACAGGACAAACTATATCTCTTACAGGTACAGTAGCTGCAACAAATGGTGGTACAGGAAATAATACAGTTACAACAGGTGATCTACTTTATGGTTCAGGTACAAATACTTGGGGTAAATTAGGTATAGGTACATCTGGATTTGCGCTTTTATCTAATGGTACTAATGTATCTTGGGGCGCTTTAAATTTAGCAGGTAGCGGCGTTACAGGTGTATTACCAGAGGTACATGGCGGTACTAATCAAAACTCATATGTAGTTGGTGATACTCTTTATGCATCAGGTACAAATACGCTAGCTAAACTACCTCCTAATACATCAACTACAAGACAATATTTAGGTCAAACAGGTACAGGTTCTGCAGGTGCGGCTCCAACATGGTCAACACTAGCTGCGGGCGACATCACTTCAGGAACACTTGTAACAACTTATGGCGGCACAGGACTAAGTTCTTATACCGCTGGTGATATTACATACTATGCATCAGGTACAGCGTTATCTAAACTTGGTATTGGTACAAGTACATTCCTTCTTACTTCATCTGGTACAGCGCCTCAATGGACTGATCCAAGTACAGTTACTGTTGGTACGGCAACAACATCTACAACCGCAACTAATATAGCAGGGGGTGCATTAGGTTCATTACCATATCAATCTAGTTCTAACAGCACATCGCTACTAGCGGGTAATACTACAACAACTAAAAATTTCTTAGTTCAAACAGGTAATGGCTCGGTTTCTGCAGCGCCAGCTTGGGGTACTATCCAAGTCGCCGACGTTCCTACATTAAACCAAAATACAACGGGTAGCGCTGCAACCCTTACTACATCAAGAGCAATCTATGGTAATAACTTTAATGGTTCAGCAGATCTAACTCAAGTTATTGCATCGACATTTGGTGGTACAGGAAATGGATTTACTAAGTTCAGTGGCCCTTCAACAGCTGAAAAAACATTTACTTTACCAGACGCTACATGTTCTATTTTAACTACTAATGCAGCAGTTACAGAAACTCAAGGTGGTACAAGCCAGACTACGTATGCAACAGGTGATATATTATACGCAAGTGCTACAAATACTTTAGCTAAATTAGGTATTGGATCAACAGGACAAGTTCTTACAGTATCAGGTGGTATCCCTTCATGGCAGGCTGCTTCAGGTGGCGTATCTTCAATTACAGGTACTACTAATCAAATTATTGCATCAGCGTCTACCGGTGCGATTACGTTATCAACACCGCAATCTATTGGAACATCATCTTCTGTTCAATTTGGTTCATTCGGTGTAGGCACTGCAGCATCAGGTACAACAGGTGAGATTCGTGCGACTAATAATGTGACTGCTTACTATACATCTGATAAGAAATTTAAAGAAAATATTAAAGATATTCCCAATGCTTTAGATAAAGTAAATGCAATCGGCGGTAAACTATTTGATTGGACTGATGCATATATAAAAGAACGTGGTGATTAGCTGTAGACTATGAAAAACTAAGTGCACTAGCATTTGCAGCAATCAAAGAATTAAAAGCAGAAATAGACGAATTAAAGAATAAAGGGTAAACGATGTTGTTTTCCGCGTACCCTCTTTCAACTACACCATTTGCAGATGTAGGAAGTTCTTCAGGCGATGCTGCTGTAACTGGAGTTTCAGCTACGGGTTTTGTAGGCACAGTAAGTTTAATAACTAATAATAATATTAGTGTTACAGGATTAAGCGCAACTTCTTCTCTAGGTTCTGTTACTGTAACAAGTGCGGCTAGTACGACTCTTACAGGCGTAGTTGGTACTACAGCTTTAGGCAATGTTATCGTAAGTATTCCAGTTTCAGCTAGTGTTACAGGTAATGTAGGAACTACAGCAAACATACTAGTAACAGGCGTACAGGCAACTGGAATTGTAGGATCAGTATTATTGTGGAGTCTAATTGATGATAACCAAAATCCAATCTGGACAACTATTCCAACTTAATATAAAATGTAAAACAAGTATAAAATAAGGTAAAGATATATTATATGTCAATTCCAGGTCCAGGTACCGCAATATCAATCGACACAATAGCTACCGAGTTTGGTGGAACAACGCCTCACTCTATTAGCGAATATTATCGTGGTGGTGGCTTAGTTCCTAATACTCCTGGTAATGCCGCTATTCCTACATCAGGACAAATTGCGCTTGGTGATTTCTATGGCTCTGCAAATAGAGTTGCATATACATTAACTATTTCTGCTGACACACAAAACTATGATGTTTATACAAATAGAGGACCTTCATATGTAGCAGGTTCTTCAGATATTACAGTTCAAATTAATCCGGGTGTAACTGTAGGAAGTTCATCTGTCCCTACTTATGCTTTATCAGTTCCAAATTCCTTCAATCCTGGCGATACAATTACTATTGTTAATAATGGTTCTATCAGAGGTATGGGTGGAACCGGTGGTGCAGGTTCTCCTGGTGCTAGTACAACTACCGCTCCATCAGGATCTGCTGGAGGTAATGCAGTTTATGTAAATAGACCTACTACAATTACCAATAATGGAACTGTTGCTGGCGGTGGCGGCGGCGGTGGCGGTGGCGGAAGTGCTGGTAATCCTATACCTGGAGGAAAAAGTTCGCCTTGGTATTCCGGTGGTGCTGGCGGTGGCGGCGGTGGCGGAGCTGGCAATAATGGGGGTAGTGGAGGTAACGGTGGCGCTGATGATGATAATAACCCAACCCCTGGTGGTGCTGGAAGTCCCGGATCAAGTGGCACAGCTACAACAGGAGGTTCTGGTGGTGGTGCGGGGTTCTCACCTCTTCCTTCTCCCCCTGCTTATGCAGGTGGTCCTGGCGGAACAGGCGGTGGCGCTGGTAGCGCTGGTTCTACAGGTACTCCAGGTAATCCTCAAGGATGTCATTTTTCATGCGCTACAGTATACTCCGGCGGTCCTGGTGGCGCTGCTGGTAATTATATAGTAGGAAATTCTTTAGTAACATGGCCTGCTACAGGAACAAGACAAGGTGGTGTAGCCTAAAACATGAATAAGATTAAAATAAAAATTAATGGATATGACGATCAATCTCATTCATTACTTGTATCATTTGCATCAGACGAAACAAAATCTAAAGACCCTTCAGACTATCAAGCTTATGCTTATCAACCTATGTCTATGTGGCCAGACATTTCAGACTTAGAAGAAATTAAAAAAAGGATTGCTCAGGCGGGGTTATATCTTGTAGAACAACAAAAAATTAAAGAACAGTTTGTTGCAGATGAAAATAGGATTCAATCCCTAAAGTCTATGGTGGGAAAAACATTTGAATATAATCTTGAAGAAGTTATAACCCCACCGGCGCCCATTTTAAATTTTTCTAATGAGATAGATGCATGATATATCAAAAAGACGTAATATGTAGAGGATTTACGTTATGTTGTGGGAGTGCTACCGCTAATGAAACACTTAATGCGCCTAATATAGGGGGCGGGAAGTTTAATCATTATGTATACGTATATTTAGGCGGGGGTGTAGTAGGAAACGGAGTCGATTATATTACAATGAATGAAGGGGCATTAACTGATATTTCAAAATTTGCTGGGGCTCCAATACAATATAAATCTTTTTCAAGTGGAGGCATTTGGGTAGCCATTAATCCCGTTCCCGATTCAAAAAGATACGATGGTAAATTACTTAAAGGACCTCATACTGAACAGTTCACTAACGAAGGAAAAGAAAAATTTATTATTTGTTTTGAAAACATAATTCAATGTAATGGCGTTAATATTAATCCTCATGAATATGTTCGGGTTCTTAAAGATAGCGTAAAAAATATTTTTGTGCCAGAAGGAGCTGTTGCAGCTGTTTTTACAGAACGTAAATGAATCCAGTAGAAATACTATATACTCCCTTAGATACACCTGAACTTCCTATAATTGATGTATCAAAATTAAAAACTTGGATTGATTCTCACCAAAGTTATAATTCGAAATACGATGCAGGGAGTGTAACTCCGCCAAATATATTTTCGTGGAAAGTTTCTTATATAAAAGAAAATAATAAGTGGCGTAATAATTTTAATGTAGAATTTCCAGCCCTTGCGGAATATGTAAGTAGTGCATTTGGTTTACAACCTAGCGATATAGTTACCGGCATCTTTGCATATACTAAACCTGAGTTTGAAGGTATGGGTTTTTGGCACAGCGATGTTGATTCATCTGGACTACGGATGTATATAGAAAATGAAGAAACAGATGATTTTTTATTTATTAAGCCAACAACACTGCCATATAACAATTTTCCCACAGATAGATTAAAAGAACGTGAATCAGAAATAAGTTTAATGGATAGTTCTTTTCAAATTCAAACCGATGTTATACATTCTGCAAAATTACTAAAACCTACGCAATGTTTTTATTTAAATAGCGTTAGGGGAGTTCATGCTATAAAAACAAATAAAAAAGGATGTACAAGAATCTTACTCGCTTTAACTTTAGATTTAAATATAAGTGCTCAAAATTTACCACAACAACTTAAAAAATTAATTGTAGATTCTGCACAAAAATATAAAGATTATGCTATTATGTGGACCCCACCTATAAAAGGATGAAGCATGCTTAATAAAAACGGAGCAGTAATTATACCCAAACTTATTCCAATAGAATTTTGTCAATTTTTTACCCACGTACTTTTAAGGCAACAATACGTTCAAGAAACTAAAGGTGATGCACAAGTTCCTAACGCTTCGGCTGTTATTAATAATAACGATAGTTCAATATTTGAAACATTACAAGAAAGAGTATGGCCTAGAATAGAAAATATTGTTGGGGAAGAGCTATTACCTACCTATTCATATGCAAGATTATATTCAAACGGCGATGAGCTCAAAATTCATACTGATCGGCCAGCATGTGAGATAAGTGCTACTATTCAATTAGGCAGATCACATCATTATTCATGGCCTATTTATATGGGGGGTCAAAGATTTGATCTAGCAGAAGGAGATGCAGTTATATATAAAGGATGCGAAATAGAGCATTATAGAAAAATATGTGATGGTCCAGACGATTACTATTCAGGTCAAGTCTTTATACATTTTGTTCGTAAAAACGGAGAATTTGTAGACCACTATAAAGATGTAATTATGCAAGGTGATAAAAGACATAAAGTAGATTTTACTAGAAACAGAACGTATTTAATGGAAATGAAATGATTGAGTATACTTTAGAACGTAATAAGAAAATTAGAGTATATGACGATTTGTTTGAGTTCAAATTTCGGCACGACCTTTATAAATATGTAAATGCTTCCTATTTTAGGATAGGTTGGGAAGATGACACAGTATTTGAAAATAGAAAACATAGATTTTTACATGCTAGTTATTCTGATAAAGATATAGCAGATATAAAACTTATTGAAGCTATACAAAACTCACAAGCTGCAAAAGAATTAGAAGGATATAAAATAGTTAAATGCGTAGTTAATTTATCTACTCCTTCAGATGCAAACTTTAGGCATATTCATAACGAAGATAAAATACTTTTGTATTATGTAAATATTGAATGGGAAGATGGTTGGCATGGCGAAACAATGTTTTTTAATGAAGATGGCACTAATATTAGTTACGCTTCTGCATATACGCCAAATAGATTGATTGCGTTTGACCCTAGTATACCTCATGCAATAAGACCACAGTCGCACATAGCTCCGTATTATAGATTTACATTAGCAATCATATTAAATAAATGTTAATTGTTATAGATGATTTTTTACCAATAGACAAAAATAAAGAAGTCGTAAATTTTTTTACAAACCACAATGCAAGTGAAAGTCGATGGTTTGAAGGTAGTTTACAACAATATTTAAGTGGAACTTGTTTTATGCCTGATTGTTTAAAAGCCGCAAGTAAATATTATGATTTGACAAACATGATTGGATGTGAAATGTGGTGTCATTACAATACTAGACCGGATTGGCACTATGATAAAGACGAACAGTTATGGCAAGAAACTAAAGAAATAAAATCGCCTTTGTGTAGTATAGTTTATTACGGTCTGATTAATGATTTAGTAGGAGGTAAATTTATGACTGAAACCGTAACAATCACACCAAAAACTAACAGGCTAATAATATTTTCTTCCGGCATACACCATAAAGTAGAAAAATATACAGGCGATAGATTGGCAATAGCACTTAATCCATGGAACATTAAACCAAAGGCTTATTTATGATATATCCGATACCACCAGTCAATACATTTGGAAAAGACCATTCAGCATATTGGGAAGGTTTTTTAACTAATGAAGAAATAAACTATCTGGCAAATAACAATAATTGGTCTAACGTTATCCCTGCAAAAATAGGAGCAGATAGTGATATGATGGTAAATCAAAATATTAGGTCAACCAAAATATCATGGCTAGAATTATCAAATGAAAATAAAGATATTTGGGATAAATTAGCTAGAGTAATTGCAGAGGTTAATAGCAGATATTTTCATTTTGACTTAACAGGATTTTATGAACCTATACAGTTAGGTATTTATACTGCTGAAGATAATGGTCATTATGACTGGCATGTTGATATGTTTACAAGTAATAAAAATGCTCCTAGAAAATTATCTATGGTTTTGATGTTATCAGATACTTCTGAATTTGAAGGCGGAGAATTATTATTAAAATCAGATAGTGATAAATACAGGGCATTAAGTCTAGCTAAAGGAAGAGCTTGGTTTTTTCCTTCTTATATGCTTCATAAAGTTACTCCAGTTACTAGAGGAGTGCGAAAAACACTTGTTTTATGGGTTGGCGGGCCACCATTTAAGTAATATAATACGGAAATATCATAAAGGATCAAAATCATGGCATCTACTTATAGTAATTTAAAAATTGAGCTTATTGGAACAGGCGACCAGTCTGGTACCTGGGGTGTTACCACCAACACAAACTTAGGCACAGCGATTGAAGAAGCGATCACAGGGTCAGCGGATGTGACTTTTGCAAGTGCGGACGTTACCTTAACGCTTACTAATACTAATACAGCTCAAACTGCGCGTAACCTACGATTAAACCTAGTAGGTACAGTAGGTGCTGCTCAAAACTTAATTGTACCTGCGATTGAAAAGCAATACATTATTAATAACACTTTAGGCTTTGATATTACAGTTAAAAACTCAACAGGTACAGGTGTAGCAGTCCCTGCTGGTAAATCTATGATCGTGTTTAATACAGGGTCAAACGTCGTAGAAGTAGTTACTGCTCTAGCTACAGGTACAGTCATTCCAGTGGCAAACGGCGGTACAGGTGCTTCAACAGCGTCTATTACATCATTTAATAATATTACAGGTTACACCGCGTCTGGTGCTACGGGTACTACAAGCACTAATCTAGTATTCTCAGCATCCCCAACATTAACAGGTACACCTCTAGCGCCTACAGCAGCACCAGGTACTAACACCACTCAAATTGCAACCACTGCGTTTGTAGGAGCTGCGGTCACAGCAGCCACAGGTTCACTAGGTACTATGTCTACACAAAACGCTAATAATGTAGCAATTACGGGAGGAACGTGGACTACTGGCGGATCTATTAATTCTATTTCAGTTACTACAATAGGCTCTAATGCTACAGGTACTAAAACAATTTCTACAGGCACTCCAACTGGCGGAGTTAATGGCGATATTTGGTATCAGGTTTAATATATGCCAGTCAATCTTTATGTAAGGGACAGTGGTACTTTTAAAGTTCCTAAAGACGTTTATGTTAAAAATGCTGGCGTGTGGGTTGCTACAAATAAAATATATATAAATAATAATGGAGTTTGGACACAAGTATACCCTGAAACAGGATCACAAAATTTTACTTCTAACGGATCATTTACTGTGCCTAATGGTGTAAAACAACTTACTATTACTGCAGTCGGTGGTGGCGGTGGAGGTGGCGGAGGTGCTACTGGAGCGGGTCAAACAGGGAGCACTTCTTTTAAAGATATTAGAACCATCAATGTTAATCCTGGTGAAACACTTACTATTACAGTAGGTGCTGGTGGTCAAGGTGGTAGATCAGGTATTTCTAATTGTGGAGGTGATGCTGCAACATGGAATAGTATTAACAATGATCCCGCACAAAGAAAAGGTCAAGGTGGTACAGGATATACAAACGGCGCTGCTGGTAATGGAAGAAGTTGTATAAACTCATTTAGTACAACTGGTGGTTGGGCTGGCGGTGGCGGTGGATCAACTGCTTATGTATACTCAGGTGGAACAATTATAGCTGGCGGTGGTACAGGCGGTGTTGGCGGAGCGGATTCTGTAGGGTTCCAAGCTTCTGGTGGTAGTGGTGGTAATTCAGGCAGTGGTAACCAAGGTGCTACAGGCGTAACCGGCGGTGCAGGTCAAGGAGCTACATATGCTGGTGGATACGGAGGAGATGGTTCTGCGGGTTCTGTAAATATTGTATGGTAAAGTATATGAAGATTATTATTGGAGTTTTAATTACACTTTGTCTTATCTGGTGCGTACATCATGCTCACGCAGAAACAACGACAATCAATCAAAAAGGGATGCCAGTTCCCTCTGCTATGGCACCTAGTATGTCTGCGTTTTCACAAGATGTTTGTGCAGTGCCAGTCAGTGCAGCGGGTAACTTAGGTTTTATTTCTTTAGCAGGTGGTACTGTTTTACTTGATGAGAACTGCGTCAAAATTAAGTTAGCAAAAACATTAAACGATTTAGGACTCAAAGTGGCTGCCGTATCGGTGCTATGCCAAGATCCAAAAGTATGGGAAGCGATGGAGATGAGTGGTTCACCTTGTCCTATGGGTGGTGCAGTAGGCTATACAGCTAAAAAAGCATGGTATGAAAAAGATCCTGAGAAGTTTAGAAAATTGTATGGTCAGAATTACACTCTTCCTACTCCTACTTCTACTAAGGAATAACGCATATGCTTGGTACTGTAATTTCCAGCCTGATAGCCAAGGTAACATCATTCCTGGATCTATGTCTTGCGTTGGTATCTCAAATGATGACGCTTTACAGAACCACTATTGCGGTTGGTTTAGACCGAATGATCCTTATTGCGCAATATATCAAGTCCCAGTATGTAGCCCTCAAGTTGAGTATCAAACCTTGTCTTGCCCGGTTAACCAGAGCGGTGCTATTAATGAAACTAGGTCTTATGAATGTTCTACACAAAGTTGGACAGGTTGGACAACAACTTCTAATAACTGTACGCCAGATCCTCCAACGTGTATTGAGTCTACTGAAACGAGACAGCTAACATGTCAAGCTGGCTACGAGGGATTATTACAAGAACAAAGAACTTCGATTTGTTCAGATCCGTATGGTTCGCCAACTTGGACTGCATGGTTGGAAATATTAGATACTTGCAAGATGACAGCAGTGAACGTAAACAATGTGGCTTCACCGATAAGCCCAATAAGTCCTTTGAATCCGATAGTCACAACTGCGCCAATCATTCCGCCAGAACCTGTAATTGTACAGGACATGACTGCATTGACAACGACGGAAACACCAGCTACTTCGGTAGCAACAGTAAAAAGCGAATCAAGTGGGGGGACATCTGCACCAAGCCCCGTTACAAGTACTACGACGACGTCGGGTACAGGGAGAGCACCAGAAACACCGAAGGGTAAAGATTTAGTACCAGGTTTTGGCATTGTATTATCGATGCAGCTTTTAAACGCAGGCTACAATATGCAGCAAGCGCAGATAGAAGAATCAATTAAACTTATACAGGAACAAGAATATGGACGACAACAAAACATACTCCTTGAATTTATCAGCGCAAATGATACTGGGGATTATATTATCCGTGCTAGTGCCAATAGGTGGCGCAGTATATTACGGGATAACCCTCTTCAACGATTTGACCTCGACGATTGAGGAAGTTAAAAAGATGAGCTCTGTTGAGACTCGGATTATAGTTTTAGAAGATAGATCACGTTCTACTGAGAGGCAACTAGTTGATGTGATGATGTCTAACAATCGAGCATTAGAAAAAGCAAACGAAGCTTATGGTCGTGCTATTGAAGCTAATAGTGTTGCTAAAGCTACGCAAGATAAAATAACAGATACAGTAACAAATGTTAAAGACGAAATGAAACAACTACGAAAGGCAATGGTAAACCCATTGAATAACTAATATGCTATCAATTATCTCAGCAATACTCGGTATAGGTTCTTCAGCCTTACCTAACGTTTTATCCTTCTTCCAACAAAAGGGAGATCAAAAACACGAACGTGAAATGGCGATGCTACAAAATCAACAAGCTATGGCTATGGCAGAGAAAGGTTTTGTGTCTCAAGAAAAAGTAGCCGCGATTGAGTTAGAAGGTACGTACGCAGAAACGTACGCTCAAGAACGTGTAGCTTTATATGACCACGATAAACAGTTGATTGAAAAAGCATCTCAAAATGTAGTTGACTTAAATGCTAAGGTAAGACCATTTATTACATTTATGTTTGTAGGCTTACTTGTGTTTGTAGATGTATTATCTTTAATATGGGTTCTTTACTTAACATCACAAAATCCTGACTTAGATTTCTTTTTAACTGCAATAGATAAAGTTTTTTCAACTGAGGAGATGAGTATTCTAGCGTCCATTATTGGGTTCTGGTTTGGATCTCGTCAATGGGAAAAATACAATAGCAAATAATGAAGACTTCAGAACGTGCTATCAAGCTTATTAAACATCATGAAGGCGTTCGTAATCGGCCCTATCGTTGTCCTGCTGGGTTGTGGACTGTGGGCGTGGGTCATCTTATTGGTGATGGTAAATCGTTGCCTGAATCTTGGAATAGACTTTTTACGAAAGAAGAAATAGATGGAATTCTTAAACGGGACCTACAACGCTTTGAGCGCGGAGTACTTAAGATGTTACCTAACGTGCCTCTTAGACAACATGAATTTGATTGCCTTGTATCTTTTTGCTTCAATTTGGGCTTGGGGACATTTCAAAGGTCAACACTCCGTCAAGCGCTTCTTAGGGGCGATAAAAAGGCGGCTATGGAATCGTTAGTGAAATATTGTCGTGCAGGTGGTAAAATACTCCGAGGTCTACAAATTCGTAGACTAGATGAACGTGCACTCTTTGAGGGTAGATAATGGCATTAAGTAAATTAGTATTTAAACCCGGCGTTAACCGAGACCAAACTAACTACGCATCAGAAGGTGGTTGGTATGAAACTCAGCTCGTTCGTTTTAGATCAGGCTTCCCTGAAAAGTTTGGCGGTTGGACTGTATCTAACTTAAATGCTTATACTGATTCTGCTCGTGCTGTATTCTCATGGTCAACAACTGACGGATCTAATCTATTAGGCATCGGCACTAACTCAAGAGTTTATGTAGGTGCAGGTACAACCTTATATGATATTACACCTATTTATGCTACTTATACTACATCTACCATTCCTGACACAGATAATTGTATAAGCACAACAAACGGTTCTAAAACAGTTACAGTTACTCTAACAGGTAATGGTGCTACTACAGGAACTTATGTGACATTTAGCGGTATTGCGGGGCCTACTATTGGCGGTATACCTGTGACTGAAATGAACACGACAGTGCAAGTGACTGCGCTTGATTCTAATACATTTACATTCCAAGCTACAACAACCGCAACGTCTACAACAACAGGACAAGGTGGTACGGGTATTACAGCTATTGTTTATATGCCAGCTGGGTTCCCTATCGCTACTGCCGGTTATGGTTGGGGCACTTCTACTTGGAGTCGGAGCACTTGGGGTACACAATTTGATACTGTGTCAGGTACAGGTGGTGAAATTTATTATTGGACATATAACACAGCGTTTAGTAATGATGCAGTTTTATTAAAATCATTGGCAGGTGCGGTTGCAGTACCACAAAAAGTTACTAAAATATTATTTACCCCACAAGGTTTCTTATTAGCATTAGGTTGTACTAATTATGACGCCACTGCATCTGCACCAGATTACTTAGGTACTTATGATCCATTACTTATTCGTTGGTCTAATGTTGATCCTGATATTGGTCCTGAGCCTGAAAATTGGCAACCTTTAACTACTAATTCAGCAGGGTTCTTGCGGCTTCAATCAGGTTCAAGAATTGTAACTGCAATTAATACCCGACAAGAAACTTTAGTATTTACTAATACATCATTAACTTCTATTCAATTTTTAGGTACGGCTGAAGTATTTGGTTTACAAGAGTTGTCTCATAACATTTCTATCATTGGGGCTAATGCACTTGTAGGTTCTAACAACATTACTTACTGGATGGGCCGTGATAGATTCTATACATACTCTGGCCGCGTAGATACATTACCTTGTACAATCAGACAATACATATTTACTGATATTAACTTTACTCAAAGTGCACTTATTTTTGCAGGGGTTAATAATAAATTTACAGAGATTATTTGGTTTTATTGTTCTGCTAACTCATCTGAAATTGATCGATATGTTGTATTTAACTACCTCGAAAACATTTGGTATTACGGACAACTATCAAGAACTGCATGGATAGATTCTGGCGTATTTAATAACCCTGTAGGACTATCTAATGGCTGGGTTTATCAACATGAAAATGGTACAAACGACGGACAACCTTTAGGTGCTCCTCCACTTCCAATCACTTCTTATATTCAATCTGCTGACGTTGATATTGATGATGGTGATAAATATATGCTTATTCGTCGTGTGATTCCAGACATTAACTTTAGAGGTTCTGATACTAATAACGAAGTTACAGGGGCTCCAATTATTCCTGAAGCAGATATTACTGTGGGAGTTCGTAATTTCCCAGGCGCTTCTAATGCTACTATAAATGCTGAAGGTCAACCAACAGGTGCTACGATTGTGACTGCAACTGCTACTGTAGATCAATATACCAACCAAGTATTTATTAGAGCCCGTGGTCGTCAAATGAATTTTAGAATTGGATCAGATACAGTAGGTACACAATGGCAACTAGGTTTACCAAGAGTTGATGCACGCCCAGACGGAACGAGAAACTAATGGCTGAAGTAGTAATTAAAGCCACTAAGGCCCCCAACTTACCTATACCTACTATAGCGTATAGTCAAACACAACAAGAAACTTTTAGTAATGCATTACGTTTATATTTTAATACCATTGATTCTTTTACTTCTAATTTAAATAATAGTGCTGGAGGGTCTGGTTTAAGCTTTCCTCACATAGCTGCATCAGATACAACTGATCAATATGCAACGGCTAGTAATACACCTACTATAGTTAAATGGAATACACTAGATTCTGGTTTAGGTTTTACATTAAACCCTTCTTATTCTGCTACAGCTTTAAACGGGGGTATTTATAAAATAGATTATAGTTTACAGTATGCTAATACGGCTAATGCAGCACATGATGTAATTGTTTGGTTACGTATTAATGGATTTGATGTTGCAGGTTCAGCCAGTAAATTTACTCTGCCAGCTCGTAAAAGTGCAGGTGTACCTAGTTTTATATTAGCGGTATCTTTCGTAGAGTTTTCTTTAAATGCAGGGGACGATATTGAACTCTATTGGGCAACTGATCTAGCTTATAATCCAGTAGGACCTGTTGATGGAGTATATATGGAATACGCACCAGCTCAAACTGTGCCTTACCCTCATCCTTCAATTCCCTCTGCAATTGGTACAATTACCTTTGTTTCAAGAATATAAATATGATATTATTAGCGTATATTTAAGGACTTTCAATTATGACAACATCCCACACAGCACAAGGTTTAGCTTCCCTAGGTCGTAACGGCGACTCAATGCTCGTTCATATGAGCCCAGAAGAAGTAGGTGGCCTTCAACAAATAGGTAATTCATTAGGCATTAAGATGTCTACTAACCCTCATACAGGCATGCCAGAAGCATTTAGCTTTGGTGATTTCTTTACTTCGTTCTTACCTACTATTGTAGGTGCCGCTGTTGGTGGCCCAGCTGGTGCTGGATTTATGTCTTCAACGATGACTCCTATTTTAGCCGGTGCTGGTACAGGTGCTTTGCTTGCTGCAGCTAAAGGCGATGACCCATTAATGGGTGGTATTATGGGTGGTATGGGTGGTTATGGTGGTGCGGGATTAAAAAATACTGTTACGAATGCGTTTGGCGGGACCACTGCACAATCTATGGGTGATCTAGTTAACAAAGGTGTTACTAATTTAAATCCGACTATAGGCCAGTCAGGTATTGTAGGGTCAACAGGACAACTAGGTCCTGATATGAGTTTTGGCGTTGCAGGTAAACAAGCCGCAGATTTAACGACTCAGGCTTTACCTAATTTTGCAGCAGCTCCTAATTTTACTCCTATTCCTCCAACATCTACGGCAACTAATATATCTCAAAATTTAAGTGACTTAGGATCAGGCATTAAAAACTTAACAGGTTTTGGGGATATGTCAGCTGGTGATGCATACAAAGCCTTTACTGATGCGGGCGGTTCTGCAATGGATTTAGCTATGCCCGTAGGCGGTGCAGTATTAGCTGGATTAGAGCCTTCTGATTTAGGTTATGGACCAGGTAATCTTTATGATGATCCAGACAAAGGTAAATACAGAGGTCCACAAGGTCAACTTAATTTAAGTGATAAATATGATACAGGTCTTCGCTTAGTTGCAAAAGGTGGAGCAATCAAATCATATGCATTAGGTGGAGCTATTAATACTAATCCTTCAGTGGGTGGTGGTTTATCTGATTTATATAATAGACCTGAAGGCATAGCACCACAAAGTATTTCAAGCGACGCTTATGGATTAGGTAGATTAAGTGATCTAGGTAGTGAACAAGCTAGATACCAAGCACAAACATTAGGTTATGCTATGGGTGGTTTAACAGCGTTAAAAAGCGGTGGACAACCAGGTGGCTATTTAGATGGTGAAGGTGATGGCATGAGTGATTCAATTCCTGCTACAATAGAAGGTAAACAGCCAGCTCGTTTAGCAGATGGCGAATTTGTAATCCCTGCAGACGTTGTTTCTCATTTAGGTAATGGTTCATCTAAAGCAGGATCAAAACGATTATATGCGATGTTAGATAAAGTAAGACACGCACGTACAGGAAATAAAAAACAAGGTAAAGAAATTAAGGCAGAGAAATACCTACCTGCATGAACACCGTACAAATCGTAGCACCCAACAACGTATATAATGTTTGGGGAGATATAAAAGAATATTTAAATGCATCTATTAATGTAAGTGGTGGTGATTTTACATTAGACCAATTAAAATTATTATTGGTACGAGGTGAGCAAACTTTATTAGTGTCCGTTAATGAGAACAATAAAATAAACGGCGCTATGACTGTAGAATTTATTAACAACGCTAATGCAAGAACTATGTTTATTACTGCGTTAGGTGGTAGTGGAATCGTAAATGATCAAACGTTTAGCCAAGTAGAAGTGTGGGCTAAAATGCAAGGTGCTACAAAAGCAAGTGCATGGGCACAAGAAGCTCAAGCAAGACTATATAAACTAAAAGCAAATTTTAATACCGTGCGAATGGTTGTGGAGAAAGACTTATGAAATTATTTAATTTGTTTAGCTGGGTTCAAGACCTAGTAGAAACATTTACATTTTATGGCGGAGGCTCTAAAGGAGGCGGAGGCGGAGGTAACACGACTCAAACTTCGTACTCTACAAACTTGCCTGAATATGCTAAACCATTTTATGAAGAGCTTTTAAAACAAACAGGTAAACAAGTTTATCAAACAGATGCAGCGGGTAATGTTACAGGCGTTAAAGAATATACTCCATATACAGGCGAACGTATTGCAGGATTTACACCAGAACAACGAGCGGTTCAAGCTGAAGTAGCTGGCCTAGCTACACCAGGTGGTTTTGGTACAGCAGCTTCTGGACTAGGTGCCGGCACTGCGTTAGGTTTTGGTGCAGCTGGAGCAGGTTTAGGATCTGCGTTAGGTTATACTCCTACAGCTATATCAGGTGGCACATTCGATCCTTCCGCAGCTGCATACTATTCATCCCCTTATCAAGAAGCAGTGACAGATGTTGCAGTTCGTGAAGCTCGTCGTCAAGGTGATATTGAAAGATCTCGTGGCGCCATGGGTGCTATTGGTCGTGGTACATTTGGTGGCGCTCGTCAAGCTTTAATGCAAGCTGAACAAGATAGAAACTTAGCACAAAACATCGGAGACATCAGAGCTAAAGGTGCTCAAGCTGGATTTGAGAATGCACAGAAAATGTTTGAAGCAGATCAAGCACGTCGTATGAAAGCGGCTGAACTCGGTCAACAAGCAGGGCAATTTAGAGCAGGTCTCGGTAAAGATATTGGTCTTGCTGGATTACAAGCTGGTATGGAGGGTGCTGCTAAAACAGGTGCATTGGCTGCAACTGAACAAGTATCTAATCTTGAAAGACTTAAAGCACAAGCA